AAGATGGTTTGAACGTGCATCTATTTTATTCAGAACTATTGCATAATGAAGGCCTCCGTATTCTCTACCAACATTGAAACCAAAATCAGCATAAACTACGCTTCCTCTTTTTAAAGCCTGAATACTTCGCGGATTAAAAACTTGTTCTATCTTTAAGTATTTTACCCAATTCTCTATCCACTGCGCTATTTTATCAGATCGTTTATTCCCTTCATCGTCCATTCTCTGAAGGAGATGAAGATAATCCTCTAGTTCTTGTATTATCGTGGCAGTGTAGACAGCTATTTCTTCGTTTGTTCTATTACTTCCCATAATTTTTTCCTTCCTCATTAACTACCAGTTAATCGATAAAACTCTTCCTTAACCATAACTTCGTCGGCTATGGTTTTTATTTTTCTCTATACAAATCCACGACTTCACCGATAATTCGGAAGTCTGTCTCTGGTGTGATTGGCATATCTTTGTACGCTGGGTTTAGGCTATGTAGGTATGCTTGTTCTTTGTCAATGACAAGCTGCTTGATATAAGCATCACCGTTGTAGTTGAATACTCCGATAACACCGTCATTCAAGTCCACGCTGGTCTGAATGAATACCAGGTCGCCGTCGTGATAGTCAGGTTCCATGGAGTCCCCTTTGATTGGAATAACAAAATCGGCATCGATATCTACTGGCAACTCAATCCGTTCCACTCGTACATCGTTCAAATACTGGCCTGTACCTGCAGAAGCTGGGTGGTCGTAGTAGTCGTAACTGTAGAGCTGAATAGCTTCCGATACTTCGTTTTCCTTCGTTTCTTCTTTGTTTTGACTTTCCAAAAGCTCCTCAGACTTCCGTAGCACGATTTTTTTATTGTCAGTATTTAATTTTCGAGCTGTATTTGTAATTTCTTCTAAAAGGTAGTCTGACGATTGTGCGGTAGAAATCTTGTTTTCGATAAGGTCAGATTTATTTATATTAAAATAGTTTGCCAAAAGTTCAATTTTACCAATACGAGGATAAGTTATTCCTTTCAGCCAGTCGCGAACTGTAGTATATTTTAAATCCAAGTCTGCACATAATGTATTTCTGTCTATCCCTCTTTGATTCATGTAAAAACTTAGATTGTTGGCAAAAATTTCTTTATTTTCGACTTTCATTTCCACCCCTCCTTATATAGTACATTTTACGGCAAAAACGCAAAAAAGTAAAGAATAAAATAAAAAATTGCGAAAAAAACGCAAAAAATACTTGACATTGCGGTTAAACCGCAGTATAATATAATCAAGCTTAAGGAAGTAACAAAACAAACCGGAGGGAAACACCATGAACACATTAAACGAGAAAGCAATCAACATCTTCAAAGCAGTGGTTGCAGAAACTTTACTTCAAAATACATACGAGGAAGGCTTCCTCTACGGTCAGCTTGAATCATTCTGGAACAACAGCCGTCAGTTCGCTTTCGGATGGACAGAGTTGGCAGAAGAGATCGAACGCCAAGAGCGTTACCTTCTTGATGCTGGTTTCACTCAAGACGAAATCGATGACATTCGCTTTGATGCAGCATTCGCAGGAATGCAGGACAAAATGAATGTAGCCTGATCGGTAAGCACCAGGGTTCGACTCCCTAGCAGGCTGTTGCTCATAGAGCGAAAAAAAGAGAAAGGAGTAGGAGATTTGAAATGAAGACAGCAACAGTAAAAATGTTTAAGGAACGCCCAAACGGAGACCTAAGCGAGTTCATTATAGAACTAACAATTCCAAGTCGTCGGAGATATGGCGCAGTAATTAGAGAATACATTGAGTATTATAACGCTAAAAACTTTGCCAAGATTTATTTTTACGAAGTGCTAGAATTAGAGACTTCTAA